CACAGGACGATAACCGTACTTCATCAGGTTATTCACAATAGTTGCTTGAGTGTTAATAAAGCCTTGCATTGCCATAGCCGAGTAGCGTGTCTTACCCGCGTCCATATCCGCAATACGCTGATCAATCTTATCAAATTGCTCAATAAGCTTTTCCATAGGATCAAAGCGCAATTGTGTTAATCGTGCTGTTGATGCCTGCATTGAATATTTATTCTTAGACCCCAAAGGTCTGCCTTGTCCATTCCCCGCTCCCTTTGGAAGATTAGGGTTGCCTTTTCGCTTCTTCTTTGGGGGTTCGTCAGGAATGACAGTCTCTTTATTAGTATCTGTCATAGTTTTTCCTTATTGATATGTATAGAGAAAGTAGACCATATAGCCTAAAAGGGATATGCCAACTGTAATTAAAATAGATCCAGCCACTAATTCAAATAGATGTCTTATTCTTTGTTTTCTTTTTCTTTCAGCTGCTTCTCTATCATCTTTAATTGTCTTTCTCATTCTAATCATCTTAATATAAGTCTCTTCATCGTACCTATACATAATTAGTTCTCTTAACTCTTTCTCCATTTGATATAACTTTTGCTCTGCAACTACAGCATCCATTGCTTCTTGTTCTACACTACCAGCATTTAGTAGCTTCTTAAACAAGGGTGGATTTTTAGCCCTAGCTTTTGACTCATTAATACTCGATACCGCTGAGAACCACTTTCCAAGTGTCCCACCCATATCTTCTAACTCTCTTCCAACTTCTATACCCTTTTTAATGGCATTAAAGGCTGCGGATGCTATCATGAGTGATGCAGAGATAGGTTCCATATCAAGACCCTATGCCTTTGCCGATCAACATATTTCTTAAATACGTTAATTCAGCGTTAGCAGTGGCTAATTCTGTTTTTAGCTCCGCTATCTCTCTCAACAATTCTTCTTTATCACTAATTAATATTTCTACTCTCTGTGATAGAGCTTCTACCCTCGAAATGAGAGATATTAAGTATCGATCTTGATGCTCTTGTCTTCTCTTCTTTTTTGTGATAAGATAGTTCCAGAAACCTACACCACCAAGGACACTAGATACAGCAGCTATAACAGCTTCTCCACTAAATTGTGTCATAATTTCCCCTTAGTTAGTATACTTATTCTTTAACGTCCCCTGGTAGTTTTAATACTTTTCTCTTAATTTATGATGATGATGATCTAGGTCTTTAAGAGGTCTTTAAATATATCTTTAAATATATTATATAGCTCTCCCTATATATTTAGGGGCGGTCTTCTTTAACGTCCCCTGGTGCAAGTCTATGAATTTAAACAAAAAAAAAATAAAAGAAACCCCTCCGAACTACCCCTAAGACCCCGATTAAGGAGTCAAAGAGATAGCCCGGAGGGGTGGTGTCCTAGTTATACTGCTAGGTCAGTTTTTGTATTTATACTTAATCAACATTAGATGTGGGTAGAATAGGAGTCTATGATCCTCAATATAATTAAGCGCTTCTCTTTTAGTCCTAAATGTTTTTAATTCATCTTCAGAGGTTGGGGCGCACACTACGTATAGTTTCTTTTTCATGCCAATACAGTATTAAGCTTTTTCCACACATCTGACAAATAAGCAACGTGATACTTATTACCATTCTTCCAGAGTACAATTGACATTTCTAGACCGATCAGATCTGATACAAGGTCAAAGATTTCTTCTTGATACTTACCTGTGTATTGTTGACCGTCCTCCATGTAGATAGTCATTAACTGATAGCCATTTGGCAGAAAAAAGTCATCGATACTGTTAACAATTGCTTTGTTAAAAATATGGAATGTTTCTACTTTACCGTTAGTTGATCTTTTAAACTCTTTAGCGAAAATCATTTTACTTCCTTAATGATTAGTGTTGGTTACGTTCAGCAATTAGCTCTTCAAACCATGCAAGACCGTCTGGGGATAGCCATTCAATACAATTGTATGTACTACCCGGCATATAAAGCTCTTCAAGTTCACAAGTTTTAGTATCGTGATCGTAATAATATTCTACACGAAACAAGAGACCATCTAAATAAATATCCATGTTATACCTTACTTAATAACTCTTAACTCTGTTACTGATAAGACCTTATCGACCTTTATACAGTAATTATTTACAAATTTATATGTCATGTTCTTTACATGGTCTTCGCAAGCCCATTGAGAAGGCATTGGTTGACTAACTGCCATTAATGACATACTTGAAATTAACACCCATGTTTCTATCATAATTTAATCCCATAAAGATTGAAAATACTTACCAAATAACTTAGTACCTGAACGAATCTTATCTTCGTAAAGGTTGTAAGCCTCCTCATCCATCCCAAGAATATTACCGTTAACATCAAAATTAACAAAAGCATCTTCTCGCTGTGAATTTGACATCTGTTCAAACGACCAGATCATTATATCCAGCACATGATTCCAGTTTTCTTCAGGTGCATCTTCTCTATAAAGTTCAGAGGGCAGGTCACTTTGATCAATAGTATGAACATATGAATGAGATCTGCTCTTAAACTCTTTTAGCAATGGTGCAATAATCTTAGACAACGTAACGTCTACATTCCAGGTATCATAGCTATCAATTTTAATAATATTCTTATTAACACTGCCCGGTTTATTTAATACTACAATCATTAGTTTAAACCCTGTTCCTTTTCATATTTTGCAATTTTAATTAATAATTCAAACATATTTTGAAAGATTTGGCGCACGATAGTTTTCTCCTTTAATTACTTTTCCGTTCTCATCATAGTAGGGCTTGCCATTAAAGTCAAGTTTACTCCAATTAGACTCATCAATCTTTTGCACTACTTTTTTAGCATTTATACCCGCCTGAGTCATTGCTCCCATTGCTGCAACCACTAGATCGCCACTTTCTTTTGCAAACTTGGTACGATCTTTGATTGTTAGGGAAGTCTTACCTTCTTTTAAGGCGTAAGATATTTTGTTAATTTGATCAGCTAAGATTCTATGATCTAGATGAAACTCACGATTAAATTCTAATTCGAAGGTAAACAGTAATTCTTGAAATTCTTCTAACAAAATTGCTACCTGAAGATCAAGTTCACGACTGCTCATATTAGGGTGAACTCTTTTAAACCACAAATGAATTGTATCTAGACTCAAAATTTAACCTCTTTTTTATAAGTATATAACAAACAGCTCTTTATTGGGTGCAGGAATACAACCATTGTCTCTGTATTCTCATGCGTAAACTCTACAAACTCAACTAAATCCTTTGTAACTAGTTCACCAGTATAGAGAGGGGTTATATTCTCAAAACCATTTTTCATCATGATTTCAATCATTTCATTTGGAGAAGCGCACAATACAGGTAGTCTATTTTTATATTCATAAGACTCTTGGCTATAAGACTTTATTGTAAAGCCAAGCGCTAAAATAGCAAATAAAATGACAAACAAATGTTTCATACTAAATACCTAGTTTTTTAACAAGAATTGCTTTTTCTTTTAAACGTTTAATTCTTGATTTAAGTTGATTAACTCGATTAGAGGCTTTTTTAAATTCTCTGTACTGAATCTTAGTTTCTTCAGGCTTTTCCTTATTAGAATGCTTCCAATATTGTGCCTTAAAGTATTTTTCTTTTTTTAAGCTTTCTTGAATAAAGCGAATTTCTCTTGCAATAAGGTTGCGTACGGTACTCATAAAATGTATTCCTTTGAAATAAAGATATTATAAAAGCCTTGCATAAAACCAAAAAGAATAATAGCAAGGGCTATACCAAGAAAAACATAAACTATAATAACTAACCACTTAAGTATTAATAGAATTATGTCAATAACATCTTGTGTAGTCATCTGTTTTAAAATTAATCAGGCTCAAACTCACTATGCCAGTCTTTATATTCTTTAAGCTCTGAACGAGCCTTTAAATAAATAGCATAATAAAATTTAATTAACTCATTATCATAATTGTTAGACCAATCAATTACTTCTCCTTTTGGTCTCCAATTTTCGTCACCCCACATGTTAAATCCTGCTTCTTCTGCTAAGTCTTTAATTTCATCAGTAAACTTTAAATCAAGAAACTCTTCTGGGTTAAGGCGTTTAGCATCCTCAATTCCTGCTTGTATTGCGGTTAATATACCTAGTCTAGTTAGTGCTTCTAACGCTTCTGGCGGAAAGTTGAATTGATAGTCTGCACTACCATCCTCGTTCTCACGAATTAATGTTACGTTTCCTGTATTAATAGTATCAGTCATGTGTTCTTCTCCTTTAGCTTGGCTTCGATTGCTTTGAAGTCTTTGTCGCTAACTTCGTGTGCGCCTTCTCTGCGAAGCTGATAAATATCATCATCCGTCAACCCTACCCACTTACGCTGTTGCAACTCAGCCAACTCATCACGCACTTTTAAGTACATGGAGCGATAATCTACATCAGTCATACTTTTTCCTTTCTGCTCCAGACAATTCAGCCATTCTGTTTAGTAGATTGTTCAGCGGTTCTAGCATAAGCGCTCTACAACAGCTTATAGTAATTGGGTTGAACTCTTTACCGCTATCACTTTCTTCTACACGGTTTAAATACCCTTCAAAGAACTCTTTGACATACGCCCGTAGTTCAGCATCACGTTCTTCTTGTTGCATCTCTTTTCGTATTAAGTTAAAGTCAGTCATGTGTTCTTCTCCTTTAGCTTGGCTTCTGCCCACCATACGGCAGACTGAAACGCCTGTTCCGTTACCCAACTTTGCTTGATTCCTTCGTCAATCTCCTCATCTGTCAGCCCAACCCATGTGCGCTGTGATTCTGGTTCAGGGGTTCTCGCATCATAAATCTCAAAATGCTTTTGACAGATGAACCCGCATTCAATCGCTGGCTTTCCCTCACGAGAAAAGGTGTTCCACTCGGCTTCAATACCAGAGTCGTTAGACTGACACCCACAAGAGAGAATAATCATGTGTTCTCCTCGGTGTTTAAAGGCATAGGCCAGAGTTCAAATTTGGTTTTAATCGCATCGACACAGTAGTGACCATCCATACCTTTGTCACCAAGGTCTTCACAAATAGACATAACATTTTCTAAAATCAAATTAGCAAAATCGTTAAGTCTAACGTGACTAATGCAATGTTCCACCTTAGCTTCTATTGCAATTTGTTTAATCAATTCATTCAAAATAATGCCTCCTCTGCCGTAATTACAATGTGGTTACAACGAATACGTTCAGCCAACTTTTGCACCCACAAAGGTTTAACACCAAAGGGGTTGATGCAAACACCATGCTCGTTATACCCATACTGCTCAATTATTTCAAGTTTAGCCATAATCCTACCTGTGCAAATGCATAGCCAATCCAAATCATACCGTTAGCTCCTTCACCTTTATACCATTGCAAGGCACCGACTGTCAAGTAACCAAGCCCAGTAGCGCCCACGATTACCTGCTCAATCATTTTTTTATATAGCAGGAAGCTCTTACTCGCCTGCCGCCTGCACTTGGTTGACTGTTAATCATTGTTACTATTTCAGTACAATACTTCTCGTTAGCTACTGGCATAGTGTCAATTATAACTGTCATACCATTAACTATAGTAATAAAGTAAATTATATACGTCATACTTCATTAACTTCTATGAATTCCCAATTCTGAGGATCGGGTAGTATATTACTTGCTTTTTCAATTGCATCAAATTCATTGAAAGCATTTACATACACAACTTGCTGCTCAACATGAATAGCTTCTTGTATTGTCTGAACAAAGTGTACTGTATATTCTGAAAAACTCATTTAATACTCCAAACAAAGATAGGTGTCAGTGGACCCACATAAGCCCTTTCTACGTTATACTCAAAATACTCAACTGCATCATCACAATTCATGCCCTCGTCCATTAAAATTCTAATACATTCATCGGCAGAGTATACTAAAACCTCCTCATGGTTTACATATGTAGAACCAATAATTGCATCATCAAAACCATCTGCTTTTAACATTAGATTCCCTCTATCATGTACATAATACCATTGGCAACAAAGGCACCAAAGAAGCCATAGGCAAGATAAGAATATACCTTTAATTCATTAGCTTTAAACCAATTCTTCATGCTTTGTTATCTTTTATTATAGCTTTAAAAGCTTCAATAGCGTTATAAATAATATGTGTAAGATCTGTATTATTTAAATCAACGCTATGATGTACTTGCTCATAGTGTAAGTATAAATAAAGATATTCTGCAAACTCTAGATTTTCATTTCCATTATTAAAGTACATTATGATACCCATTCTGTTGCAAGATCTAAAGCTTTCTCTTTTAATTGAGCGCCTTTACCAAACCACGCACTATTCATGCGTGAACTACTATTACGACCATTATTCCAGTCTACCCACTCAGTCACGGCATTTAACCATTGCCAAGCTGTACGACCTTCTGTAAGATTAGAACCAATTGCATCACCCTCAAACAAACGCATAATTGACGTATAGCCTGTATGGATACGCTTACGCTCACTTAAATCTTGATCTGTAACATTAAACAAGTTCTTAGTTAATTCCTCTGCTTCATCATAGCGTAATTCTTCATTAGCCAACACACGCGCTTCTAAAAGAAACTTATCCCATTGTGAAGTAGCAATACCTAGCTCTGCCCGAATAGACGTTGCATCAAACTGTTCACGGTGGTTAATACGAACTACTCCACTGTTTTCTTTACCTAATGCAAAAGTGATTGTATTGTTACATACAACCCGCACAGAAGTAAACTTAGCGGTTGTAGCCATTGTGCCATCAAAACTTGTTGCGAGTAGTACATACGGTTTTACCAAATCCTTACCAATAATATTAGCGCCTTCTCCTACTTGAGCTAATGCCCAAATACGCTTACCATCACTAAGCGCTCCAGCTGTCTCCATTTTAAAACCAGACTTCTCAGTTAATACTTTAAAGAATCCCATAATCTCAGCTGGTTGTACTTCACGATACCGATCAGACACAATACTTAATGGTTGCTTAGTATCGCTGCGGTATAGTACTTGTGAGTTAGGGTATTTTACTACATTTTGGTCTGTTGCACCAATATCAGTTGAGTAGTAAATATTTGCTCTTTGGGCTTCCCAATCAAGACCAGCTTCCTTTGTCCAAGTATCAATACTTGCATCTTCTGTTAAGTTTTGACCCAGTCCATGCCAAGGGGTTTCACCTCGATATGCAATTGCTGCCTTACCAGTGGTTTTATCAATCATATGTGCCATTTTATTTTACCTCAATTAAATAAACATTACTACCAAACAAACAAAAAGCTAACTTCTCAGCTGCTTCTTTATTATGGATATGGATTCGATCTATAAAAAGATCATTTCTTTTTGAGTATACATTAAACATTGTTTTAAAGCTCATTAAAATATTTAGCTACTTGCCCTAACCATAGGGCTATAGCAAAACCAATACTTATAATCCATTCAATCATGGGCATAAATCCTTAATTGGTGGTTTTAACAATACAGCTGTTTGTTGTTCTTTATATAACTCTGATAACGCATCTAGTAATACATTACCTGCCCAATTAGCACCTCGATTAAAGTCATCGTCATAATCGTTTGCTTCTCCTGCGTGTATTAAAAACTTTGCAACTGTCTTCAACTTGCCATACTCTTCTTTTGTCATTTAAAGGCCTTTCCTAAACCATTCATGTATACGTTTACTACATTTCTTGAGCCATGCACATCAGTGACAACATTAGCGCTGTTACCATCACACAACCCACAATCTTTACAATTAACCGTACTATTTTTTACAGTAGCAGGGCATTGAACTTCCCAAGGAAGCTTTCTTGCATTCTCTGCTTTAACTCTAAAATACTTTTTATGAGGATACATAAGTTGGAATAGCCCAACTTCACCTTCAGTATCAATACTTGCTTGACAATAATCTAATACACGCTTATCAAAGCCTTTAGCCTTCCATTGATGTGTATATCCTGCTTTTGTTTTTGATTTAACAAAAGGTCTGTTTACAGCATCAGGTACACTAGCAGGATCACCCCAACCGCCAAATCGAACATTAGACACAAGATGAGAAACTTCTTCAGGATTGGCTCTAGGGTAAACATTTTTTAAATAAGCTTTGTGAATATTATTTGGGGCTTGGAATAAAGTAACATAACAGCTCCCTTTTCTATGTGGGCACTTGCCGCATACAGCTTCGTCTTCGCCTGTATCAATAGCGTCTAATGGATTAGTATTTTTAGGTAAATACCAGATAGTAGAGACATCGCCTGTCTTTACATTTTTTGATTTTAAAGTTAAGATTGCAACAATAGGCTCTCCCGTCAACATAGAGGGGCCTTCATATATTATATATCCAGATGGTTGTTTCATATTACAGCAAAAACCTTTTTATCTTTTAGTAAAGCGTATTCAGACTTCTTAATAGGCTTGTTTGTTTTAACTTCAACAAATGTACTATTAGTATACGGGTTATAATAAACTTGTTTTAACTCTTTATACAAAGCCATTGGATTAACTAAATCACCTATTACACCTGCATGAACATTTTTCTTTTGTTCTTTAATTACTCTTTGACGCCCTTTTTCGCTTACTTTAAACTCTACATTTATTAAGTCTACTTCGTCACGGTAATCAATTACTTTACCACGGGTACTGCCTTCTAAAGACTTAATACTGTAACAATGCTTATGTAAATTATAATACACAAATACTCGCATAATAACACCTTAATAAAATAGGAGAAGCCGAAGCCTCCCCTTTTTAAAATTAATATATTTTTAATATCTCATCTGCTAATCCGTGTTTAATAGCCTCTGAGGGACTTAAACTTGCATCTGACTGTGAGAGTAGATGCTTACGAATATAAGCTTCAGATTTTTTAGTACACTTACGATAATGATTAATCATTTTATTTGACTGAAGTTCAACTTCATAAAATGAGGCTTTTAGCTCATGTTCTTTACCTGCCATCATTGTAGAATACTGGTGGCTCATAATATAAGTGTTCTCAGTAATGTACCTACGTCCAGGTGTTCCAGACATAAGTAGCATTACACCACCAGAAGCAATACAACCCATCCCAATAGTTGCCACAGGAATTTGAGATTGTTTAATTAAATCAATTAGATGATATGTAGAAAACACATCGCCACCTACTGAATCAATAAACAAGCTAATTTGAGGAGGCTGATCTTCCTCATCCATAAAGTTATACTCCATCATTAGGCTAGCCGCTGGATAAATTGATTCAGCAGTAATTTCACCCCATAGTTGAATAATACCTTTATTCGCCAGTGTTTCTCCGAACTGGACGTCCTCGCTTCGGCGGCGTCGTTGTCTCGCTATTGTTTTCTGGTTCGACTTTAATAGATTGAACATTGAAGACTTGTTTTGCTGCATGACCATTAGGTGGTTCCTTATTAAAGTTTATTAGTAAATCTACCTGTTCTAGGTGGATTGTTGGTTGAGGAACTACTTTGTATCGAGTCATAGAACCAGAAAGCTCACTGATAACCTTACTAAGCCTTTCAGAATTTACATTTGGTACAATAATACTTGCTCCCTGTCGAAATATCTTTTGTGCCAAATCAAAACCTTCTCCAGAAACATCATTTATTGACACCTTATACAAATGCCAATTATTATAATTATCTTTTAATAGTTCATCAAGGTTCATTATTATCTTCCTCTTCTTCCAATAACTTGTAAACATCTTGTTTACTATAATTACGCTTGTATGGGATCATCTTATTATGCTTCTGACGTTCTCCATATTTGCGTTCTTCTCTTTCAAAGTCGTGCAAGATTTCTTTTTCTTTATTAGTGTCGTTACTCATATTATAGTTTTAATTAACGTTCAACACCAAATTCTAATGCTTTTTCATTAAGCAAAGTATCTAGGGATTCATATAAGAAAGCTTCTTCATTTTCATTCTCAGCAGCATCAAGAATAGAAAAACTACAAGCTTCATAGACTCTAAAACGACCTAAACTAGTAGTCATTGATTTATACCAATCAGTACTCTCAATTTGACCACATACAGTATTTTTAAAATCTTCGTACAAACTCAAGTGACTATATGCCATTACCATCCCCATGTGCCTGTCATACCATTGACAGAATATTCAGTTACACGTTTCTCAAAGAAATTGTCATGAGAAACACCATTTAGTACCCAGTCTAACCAAGGTAGCGGGTTTTCTTTTACTTTAAAAATAGGCTTTAAACCTAGCTGAATTAAACGTCTATCAGTAATGTATCGAATATAAGTTTTAACTTCTTCAGAAGTAATGCCTTCAATCCTATTACCCTCAAAGGCTAGATCAATAAACTTGTCTTCAAGCATTACTACTTGTTTAGACATTTCATAAATCTTTGCTTTAAGCTCATCATTAACAATACGTGGGTGTTCTGCACAAAACTCTTTAAATAGTTTAGCGCCGCCTTCTACGTGTACTGTCTCATCTCGAATAGACCACTCAACTACAGTGCCCATGCCCTTCATTTTACCAAAGCGTTGCATATTTAATAGCATTACAAATGAGGCAAATAAAGCAACACCTTCATTAAATACACCTTTAGCTAATGCTAGTGCAAGACCTGTTTGAGAATTAGAATCGTTACTTTGCATAAAGTCAATCTTATCAGACATTTCTTTATACTCAAGGAACTTGTGATACTCCTCATCAGGCAAGCCTAGTGTGTCATTTAGCAATGCGTATGCTCGTTGATGTGTACCCTCACGACTAGCAAAAGAGCCTAGCATCACTCTAACTTCATTATTCTTTAATTTTGGAATAAGGAAGTCGTAATAATTTTGACCTACCTGAACATCTCCCTGTGTAAACAAACGCAATATATGAGTAATAAACTCTTTCTCTTGCATAGAAAGCTTTAGCTTCCAGTCATTTACGTCTTCAGATAAGTCTGCTTCCTCTTCGACCCAATGGATCTCTTCATGTTTCTTTGTTAGTTCTACAGCCCATTCATGTCTAAATGGTTTGTATGTTTGAGAAAAACTCAATAATGACATTTAATATTATCCTTCACATGCTCGGCACTCATCTTCTTCAGTTTGCGTGGCGGCTTTTTGTTGATTAGCAAAATAGCTTCGTAGTTCATTAAAACCACCTATATACTTACCTTCTAAATAGATCTGCGGAACTGTACGTACATCCGGACGACCCGTAACTTCTGCAGCAGTTTTACCTTCAGCCTCAATATCGATATACTCATAAATAATATTTTGACCTTCAAGTAGACTCTTAGCACTGTTACAAAACGGGCAACTTTTCTTACCATAAATAATAGTTCTTTCGTCATTCTTTAACTTATTTGCTTCAACTTTCTTTGAAACATTTTCTGCTCGTTGTTTAGCTTCTGTACGTAAATAATACAAGCCTTTAAGACCCTTTTCCCAAGATTTAAAGTGTACCTTGTTTACTTCCTCACGGCTAACTCCAGCAGGGAAGAATAAATTGACTGATTGCCCTTGGCATAAATATTTTTGACGATCTGAGGCTAAATCAACAATCGACATCTGATCTAACTCAAAACTAGTTTTAAATACTTCTTTGGTTGCCTCATCTAAAAATGGTAGATGTTGAACAGAACCATTGTTAGTAATAATATCACTCCAAACTTCTTGAGTATCACGATCAATACTAGCTAATAACCTTTTTAGATACGCATTCTTAACCAGAAAAGAACCAGCCCTTGTACGATGTGTATACGCATTAGCCTTATTAGGTTCAATGCTAGGCGAGGTACTAAGAAGAATACTGCTAGACGCATTTGGTGCAATAGCCAATAAGTGTGCATTACGCATACCAGTACCTTCCATATCAGGAGCTTCCCCACGAACTTTAGCAAGGTCTTTACTTTGCCAAGTGGCTTCTATATTAATTAAATTAAAAATTTTTTTATTTAACAACGCAGACTTGCTACTACCAAATGCAACATTATGTCTTTGTAGATAATTATGAAAGCCCATAGTGCCAAGACCAAGTGAACGTTCTCTTTCAGCAGAGAACTTAGCACGGGATAGAGAGTCAGGACAGTTATCTACAAAGTACTGTAATACATTGTCTAGCATAGTGATTAAGTCAGCAATCATTGTAGTATCAGACCAATCGTCATAGTACTCAAGATTAACAGAGCTTAAACAACAAACAGCTGTTCGTTCTTCACTTGTTGGTAAATGAATTTCATTGCAAAGATTACTACCATGAATCTTTAGACCCCGATCCTTAAGAGCTTGTGGTAATGCTCGGTTAGCTGTATCAATAAAATTTAAATACGGTTCACCTGTACGAAATCGGGTTTCTAATAGTTTTTGCCAAACTGTCCTTGCATCTGCCCATTCACCTGTATTACCACGCTTAGGGTCAATTAGCTCATATTCTTTGCCTTCTTTAACGGCCTCCATGAAGCTATCAGAAAGATTGACAGCGTTGTGTAGATTAAAACACTTACGATTGTTGTCACCAGTAGGCACACGCAAGCCAATAAACTCAAGCACATCAGGATGCTCAATATCAAGATATGCTGCATAAGAGCCTTTCCTTGTCTTACCCTGACGGTAAGCTGTCATATCGGCATCTACCGTGTGAAGAAAAGGGATAGGGCCAGGCGCAACGTCTGATACACTACGGACATCACCCCAATGACCGCCAACACCACCACCCATAACAGAGAGCCAACGCAGCTCAGAGCTATGAGAGATAAGTCCTTCAACCGTGTCCGGAACGTAGGTAAGAAAACATGAAATAGGTAGTCCTTTAGCTTTTGCATTTTCGTCTGGTGCGTTAGATAGTACGGGGGAAGCAAACATAAACCACTTTTTTGACACATAGTCATAAAGCCGTTGTGCCAGCGCTAGATCGTTTACATTTTTAAATTTGCTCCATGCAACTGCTGCACGAGCATAAACGTGTTGTGGCGACTTTTCACCATCTACGGCGTAAAAGTCCATGACCATGTCTCTTGCATAGTCAGTAAGTAAGTCATCACGACTTAGATCAATTTCAATACCTTTGTATTTCATTCTGTATCTTCTGGTTTAGTTGTAGGAAAAGGCCAATTAATGTCATATTCCATTACTTCTGTATTTTCTTCTAGGTCTTCATTTTCTACTTCTACCCAACCATTATCATCTAACCAACGTAAAATTAACCAGTCACGATCTTCATCATCATGCTTTTTAAATATTTCTGGTTTATTTAAAAAATGAGTAATTTCATGCTCATCGATAAAATTTTTAATAATTGAGTTGTAATAACTTTCTAATTGTTGTTCTGTCTTTAACATAAACATGGTCTTTCTAATAATAATTCTTCATGTACATGGTCTGCTAACTCTAGTATTGATGCAAATAAAAAACAATAAACACCTTCTTTTGTTAGACCCTCCATATCTTCTTTTGCTATATCATAGCAGTCTTCAGGATAATCATACTCAATATACTTCCCATCTGGACTTAAAATATATAATTTAATAATCATAAGTCAAAGTTATCTTCTTCTACCGAAACAAAATTAGAAGGCTCTAGTCTACCTGTTACTTCTATGAATTGATAACTACCTGCTGGCCCTGTTCTACCTGTGAATCGGTCTTTCAAAACCCACAAGTGTGAAGTATTACGCTTATTTAAATCAGTTTCCATTTTGTTTCTTGATATAGCAAGGATTTGCATTGGAATTTGTTTTAAAGCGCCAGAACCTTTTAGGTCATCTTCCGAAGGGATTGCGCCTTCTTCAAATGATTTTTGATTGTTACTGGTCTTTCTTAAGTGTGATATAACACCAATCCATACATTGTGTCTTTTAGCTAGCTTTAATAAGTCTGACATCATCTTATCAATTGCGCCATTGACTTTATTGTCTTCTGACTCAGACACCGCAATTGTAATGTGGTCTAAATAAATATACTTACAGCCTGATAGAGCCATAAATTCCATTTTGCTAATTAAAGATTCATCACCTACGCTACCCTGATGGTCAAGAAAAACAAACCTATTAGAAGCCATAGTTGCTTCCCAATAACTACGCTCTTCTTCTTCTGTCATTGTAACATCAGGTAGCTGAATCCTACGATTAGCTTCTAATGCCATAATGTTTTTAACAGCTTCACCAACGGATTCTTCTAATGAACAAACGCCAATCAAGTCTGTAGTTGTTTTTAATAAGTGATACTGATCCTCTTTAACAAAAGATGTCTTACCCATACCCGTGCCTGATGTAAGCATCGTTAATGAGCCAAGCCTACGACCATAAATTTTATTATTTAACTCAACTGCAAAAGGAGGATAAGGTATATATTCAGCATTTTGTTCACCCTTATAGAGATCCCAAGTATCTGCTGATGAAATAATACCAGAAGGACTCCACTTTGTTGCATCATACAGTGCAGCAATTACTGACTTGCCACCGTTCTTTGTAAGTATATCAGAAGCATCCTTTTCATTAGTCTTAACAATATGTACCTTGTCAATACCAATAATTTTTGCAGCTTCTTCTGTGGCCTTACGACCAGCCTCGTCATTATCAAACCAAAGAATTACCTTGTCAAAGTTGCGAATCCAGTCACGTTGAGCCAACAAAGACTTTGTGTGCGCTGCACCTGCAATAGACACAACAGGATAAATGGTGCCATACTTATCAAACCAAGCTTGTGCAACAGACATTGCATCTAGCTCACCCTCAGTAATAACAAGCGTCTTACCGCCATTAAAACAAGATTGACCAAATAGACTATTTAACTTTGTAGTTGATAAAAATTCTTTTGGTAATTTTCTAATCTTATAGCCTTCAACCTTCGGATAACCATAAGGATAATAATGCTCTGCAATTTGACCATCTGTATCGTAGCCTACCTTAACTTTAAAAAACTCTGAAACTTTTTTGGTAATACCGCGTTCTTTAAAACCTCTTGTATCATAGCTATCTATTTCTTCAATAGAGGGCCATTTTGTTTTAATTTGTTTATCTTCTATAACTGGTTGCAATATGTCCTCTTCTTTTTTAAAATAGCCTTTACATGAAAAGCAAAATGAGGTACCATCCTCATAGATTTGTCTAGCATCACTACTCCCGCAGTCATTACTTAAACATGGTTGATTTTTATTAACTATTTTTCCCATAAGTATAATTTATCAGATAAGTACAAAAATTACCAAGAATTATTAAACCAGAGGATAAGAGTAACGCATCAATAGAGGCAATTACTTGGGCGCTATCTGTTAAGATATAACCACATTGTATTAGTATAATAGCAACCGCTGTCAATCTAAATATTGAGGCAAACAGAATTAAATTATACATCTATAATCCTTTAAAATTTTATTCAATCTATTTTTATGCCTCTTAGTTATATGCTCACTAGACCGCCAACTAACTTTATCAATAAAGCGGTTATACCAGATATGATTATTGCTAGGCACTTCTACGTAACACTGTGACCAAGTCTCTGCCCAACCTACACCACCTCTTGAAGTATAGCCGTCAAGAATAATAAACCTATAATGATCTTTGCCATTTAGTTTAATATCATCATTAATTGCCTTACTAGAGCTAGTGTAAGTCTTCCAATTACTTTCAACACCTCGATTCTTTTTACCTGTACCTTTTACAAACTTTTTACCAATATACATCATATTAGCCTCTTGATTTATAATAAGATAAACAAATCCAAAGAACTTGTCAATGTCTAATTGTACTGGAAAGTCCCAATGCCCATTATCCTTTTTAGATTTTAAAGTGGTCGTCATAATACCTCCAAATGTGAATTAAACGCCCATTTGCTAGGAGATAGTTATACCACTCATCATTGTACGCAACTTTGTAAGCTTCAATTACTGCTTGCTTACGTTCCTCTTTATCTTTTTTACCTTCTAATATTTTATCTGCCTTTTTAGGCCCAATTCCTTCAATACCCGGAATGTTATCTACAGAATCTCCCATTAGAATTTGTTTCCAATAAAAGTTATCTGCCCAGTCCTCATCAATATCTTCAATAATTTGTTTAGCTAAGTTGTAGTGTTTTCCTACAATACACTTTAAATCTTTATCAATTGAACAAACTATATATTCTTTATTAAATTTACGAGCCTGATTAGCCCATATGCGTAGTAGGTCATCTGCTTCACAACCGTAGGAAATTACTACATTAACACGCTTTGCTAAATATTCTTTAAGATCATTAAAAAACTCAGATTTGTTTTGCCTAGCCTTCTCTCTAGAAGAGCTACGTTTATACATAGGGTAAAGTATTTCCCTAAAGTTATCTGGCCCACCAATAGCAATTAGAGAGTCATCACAAAATACCTGTTCTTGGCAATGTGTAATTAACTCCTCTAGCTTTTCAATACATTCAGCTAGAGAAGTCTTATCCCAGACTGATTGGTGAAGAAGTACATCTCCATCAATCAATGCAATCATAGTGGGTATGTTACTTTCTTTACGCCTAAACGTTTAACACGTTCTAAGAGAACTTTACCTATTCTAGAACGAACTTTGTACTTAATAGTACGATTACGATCAACAAAGTCTAAGAACAAATATTTTTCACCAACAGTATGATGGTAAGTTGCAGAAGGTACACGATGAATAAAAGTGTTACGGATAGATTTCATAATTGAGATACTCCAATGTTTAACTTGTTTAATAGATATAAGCCATCTTGTTTCGAGTAGGCATCACGGTAAAATACTTGCTTTACACCTGATTGTGCAAGCATTTTGGCGCAGGTCATACAAGGGGATGTTGTAACATATACAGTTGCATCCTCAAGAGACATTGTGCTCTTTGCTAGCTTGGCAATTAAGTTCACCTCTGCATGGAGAACCCAATCAAAGGTTGTACCATCTTCATCCTCACAGTCGTTAGGAAAGCCAGAAGGTGTTCCATTGAATCCAAAGCCAAGAATGTTTCCATCCTTTACGGCTAAAGCCCCTACTTGTCGGCGTTTTGCATATGACATCTGAGCTACCTCAGTAGCTAAACGCATATACAAATCGTCATAACGTTTTTTCTTAGAGGGGTTTTCTTTCATAACACATAAATTTCTTTATAATCTGGAAATTTGGCACGTATGCGTTCTTTATACTCTTCATTTGCATCAATACGCAGGAAATAAGTCTTATACTTTTTACCCACTACATACTCATCTGATTTCAAAATATATCCTAGCTGTCGCATATAAATCTTTGAGGTTGAACAATCAAACAGCTCAAGCACTTGCTCTTGTGATTTTTCACAAATAACAATTTGAACAGGTACAATTGAAGCCTTAAGGTTATATACTGCTGAAATGCCATTATCTCTTTGGCTACCATAATCCGAATCTTCAGCACGCTCTATGCTAAGGTCAAGCCTTGAGAGTACCTGGCAAACCCGATGAGCTACTGACCAACTACTTTCATTTTCTTTACCTTGAATGTAGATATCTAAATCTTTTGCCGCTTTACCATTATCCCAGTCTCTTGGTGCGCCCCCTGCCAACATTACATCAGGATCTATTACGCTTAATTCTTTCAAAAGAAATTTAGCGTAATCTTTTTGTATCTCAATACGCTCTACTGTTAATTCTTCTAAACGATTCATTTTTTCTTCCTTTAATGCAGTAAGATCTAATTTTTCACGCAATAACTGACCAATTGTTTTTTGTTCCATTTTATTACCTTAGTGGACATCATACCAATCAAAACCTATTTTTGCTTCACCGTCCATGATCATTGCACCAAATTCCTTTGGAGCATCACGGAAAGCTTCTTTAGCAATTAAGGCTGCTTTTTCTGCATATTCATTTGGAACTTCAAACTCAACTTCATCATGATAAAAGATAAGCGGATTCCAAGGAATATTTTCTTCATCTAACTTTTTCATAATTTGTGAAAGTGCCGCTTTACAAGTAACAGCCTCAAACTTTTGTAGCAAATAGTTGAGAGCCTTGTGTGCAGATTCACAATATACACGAGTGCCATCTAGACCTGGAATCCAAGCTTTACCTGATGACTCTGTTTTGTGATAAATATTATTAATACGTTTAATCAATTCATGCAGTCCGGGAATACGCCTTGCAAACTCTAACTTAACAGTATTGCCTAGCTTTTTATCTCTTTTGCCTTTAAGAATAAGAGATAATTTTTCACCGCCGCCACCAAACAAGTAAGCATATATAAAGGGTTTAGCAAGATTACGTGGCACAGTCTCATCTAGAATAGAACTAAGCACATCGGCGTTCTTTTGATGCACATCACCATTAAGAACCTCGTTTGTATACTCATCATTCTTAAGATAATGACATAATGCTCTAAATTGATTGCCTGAAGAGTCTGCACCAATAATTGTGTGGTTCTCTGAGGCAATAAATAGTTTCCTAATTTCTTTACCATACAACGCATTACCGGATGGTACATTAACTAGAATACTATGCCTTGCTCTAAATGTTGGAGTACCTATTGTAAAACAGTCGCCATGTAAATAACCATTAGAGTCAACCACATTTAACCAGCCAGACAAGATCTGTTCTCTTGAGCGTATAGTATAATACTTATCTAGCTTTTCACCTATTTCACCTAATAATAAAAGTGAACTTGTAGTTAACTTAGGTGATACTTTAATAAAGTCTCTACCTATCTTTTTCCAATTCCAGTCGTCAGGAACCCAACCAAGAGTTTCTAAAAACAATTTAACAGAGTCTACGTTGCCTAAGTCAGGCGAAATAAATTCAATTCGTTGGAAAGCACCCGCAATTGGTCTATCTTCTTTGCCAGACTCTTGTGTAACATTAAAAGATTTAGCCGTATGCGCATCATAATTACCATTCTTTAACCACTTTGGCATACGAGGCTCTTTGTCAATAACCTTTACTCTATGCTTAAGTAATGGGTTAATTTCTTTCTCAACGGCTCTTAATTCTGACTGCATCTCTGCTAGTAACTTATTTGCAGCGTTAGTATCAAATCGCCAGCCACGCTCTCTAGCCATACTACAAAAGAGCAGTGTGTCATGCTCATTTCGTATTGACTTTTTGAGCAATGGCTTTTTCTTTTCTGGTTGCATCGAAAGCTCTTTAATTAAGCTTTTATACACTCTAACGTTAATTCGTGTGTCTTCACGACAACGATGTAGCATTTCAGGAGAATAATTCAGCCAATCTTCATGCTCTGGTTTTTTGTGACCTAGTGACTCACCCCATGTTTCAAGGTTATGGCGACCATTTGGAAAACGCCGATAGTTAAGTACTTGACTTAGAATCAAGGTATCAACTAACTTTATCTCTTTCTTTGGAAACCAACCATAAACTTTCTTTAGAGCAAAGATATCAAAGCCTAAAATAAAGTGACCAATTAACGTATCAGCTTTATCTAGGTAGTCTAGACCTAATTTTGTTGACTCTGACTCTGGATCATCATCACAAAAGGTTTTTTCAATGCCAGTATCTAAATCATACGTATGAATCATCCATACCTTGTCTAGCTTATCCAGAAGACCATTGGTCTCTATGTCGAATACAAGTTTCATTACTTCCCTTGGCCACGATTTTTCTTAAATCCTGATTTAAAACTTTTGTTCATCGAAGAGCGCTTTGGCTTACTACCACCTTGTGAAGTGCGTTTTTTAATTGTTTTACGCTCAACCTTGCCACTTGTTTTTACTTTTGCCATTTTACTAATCCTTAATTTTTTGGTGTGACTAGTAGGATTTGAACCTACGACCCACAGCTTAGAAGGCTGTTGCTCTATCCTACTGAGCTATAGTCACTTTGATCTTTAATGTCCCTTGGTTATTGCCAACCAGTTTTAACTTGACCCGTCTTGTAATAGTCAGCTAGGCATTGTGCATACCATGAAATCTTAGTGGCATCCTGCTCCTTAGAGTCTTTCTTTCCTAGCCGCATAGAGTACTTATAGATTTGACCTAATAAATGTGCCTCTACGCCACTATAGCCCTCTAATAGGTCTTGCATTAGCTCAATGTATTGCTTTCCAGCAGCTACACCTTTATAATGAGTTGGGTTAATATGATCCTTTTCCACTACCTTACCGGGATTCACATTTAATTCTCCTTGCATAGTTTTGTTATAACTATCTGCAATATACTTTTCAAATTGTTTAACTTCCCAATCATCTAACGCTGTATTAGCTAACATTGTATAGCCTTCCTCTGTCTTAAACTTTTTAACTCTTTCAAATTTATCTGATGTAACTACTTCTACTTCTAAGTCTTTAATATTTTTAAAAAGTCTCACATACTCTTGGTGTGAGCTAACAATACTAGTTGAAACATCTAATACTAACGGACCATTAAATATATAGTAGGTATACTTCATGTATATACATCTCCATTTTCTTCAACTTTAACATCCTCGTAAGGAGACACAAGCCTGCGATAAAATTCTAGCTTACAAGCCTCTAAAGCACCAATAACATCATTCATCGTTGCATATCGCTCACCTTTTACTTTCAAGTAATCAAGGCAAACCGTTGTAAGTACATAGTTTAATTCACCTGCTGTTTCGGGCATACGGTATTTATAATCTACATTCACATCTGACCGATCTTTTTTAGTGATATAAGGCATATCAACCTCCTGTGTGGTTTGGCGTTGCGGGATGATCATAGTTTGTATTCTCAAAGTAACTTTCTAAACGTTCATCCATCTTTTCGTAGTAGTCCTCATCATCGTAGTCGAGGCTATCAGATATAAAATCGTCTACTTGGTAGTCACCGTTAACATAGTAACCGATATAGTTAGCACCTTGTTCTACGAATGTAGCATTGACCTTAAAGTTAAAATGTTCAAAGAGTTTTTCATAGAAATTGATCGGAGGACCCCAGGCAGTATCAAAGTAGATTTCTATACTATCTTCCTCAATAGAGAAAAACATATCATCTGGTTTAGCATCCCACTTGGTTCCCCATTCTGCTAAACACCAGTCGTACCAACCTGAATGACCGTATTTTTCTAGCAAAGATTCTCTTAGCGCATCTTTCTCATCTGCATTTTCACCACCGAATGAACCAGTACGTGGATCGTTTAATTCTGGTGGGATTGGAAGAAAGAAAGACATTAGACCACCATTTTCTTCAAGGTGATCGTTAAGTCTACGAATCATTTGAGCACCCTCTTGCTCTGTAGCAGTAATAACTACCCCATTTGCACACCAATTAGGCATTATTGATCTCCTTTATGTCGTGAATAAATTCTTCTGCATGGACTACCTCGTAATCCTGATAGTCATGCTCATCAAAGGTATAGCAAGCAATATTAGCTGCATCGTCTTCATCTTCAGCTTCAATTTCAAATTCAAAAATTTGATTCTCAACTCTGCAATACGTAATTTTATATGTTTTCATAAGTACTTTGAAATAATTGTATCTACTGCTTTATTAGCTGTACTACGCCACTCTGTTACTAAGGCTTCAAAGAA